CAGTCGAAGCGCTCAAGCCAGTGTGATAGGCCTCGAAGACGCTATCGAGCTTGTCGTTGACTTCTTTCTCTTCGCGAAGATCTGCATCGAGTGTCCATGCTCTGCCTTTGGCAATATAGCTATTCACTCTTGAGAAAGCAAATTGTTCTTGTGTGGTTCTTCCGTCGTCTTCCCACGCAAAAGAACCGCGCTCGAACACCTCTCTGAGGGTCGAGAACGGTATGCCGGTTCTTTCGGCTTTTTTCATGAGGGTTGACGTTGCTACGTCTTCTGGAAGGACAGCGCTTAGCAGTCTCTTCAGCGTGATACCCATCGAGTTATTATTCTCGTTGAGGGTATCGATAGAGTCGTTGATAATGTCAACGAGTTGCATAGAAGTCTTATTATCAAGACTCTCTACGATTGTATTGAATTCTTCGTTTACAACTGGAGCAGTAGCGTGTTGTAGCTTTGCTCCTGATTGGAATGAAGCCAGACGATTGACTTCCGCTTTACGAAGAGCAGGTAGGAGGCGCGCAGCCAATCTTCTGATCAGCTTGACCTTCTTATCGACTACCTTATCGACTTGAATCTTTTCAGATGTCGTGAGCTCAGTATAAGGAGTTCCCTTACGAGCTGCAAACCTCATCTTGACCATGTTTCTTGCTTTGACAATTGCTCGAGCCTTCAGCTTTTCGTCTGAGGCAAGTTTATGTTGAGCAACTTCTTTGGCTCTCTGCATCTTCGGCTCTTTGGCTCTCAAGATGCGAGCTCTGCGTTGGCGCTGAACGAGTGTCAGTGCTTTCTTCTCAGCTAAAGTGTCAGTTAGGACTACGGTATCCTCGTTGTGCTGGCGATTGCCGAGACCTTTGAGCTGAGGACGGATCTCGATACCATCAAGTGGTTTGCCAGTTACAGACGTTCCGGTTGGCTTTTTTAACTGTTTTGTGTCGACCGGTTTCTTATTCTTATCTTCCATCAGAGTTTCCCTTGGGCTTATCTGTTAAACAAACGGGATTGCCGTAGCCTAACCGCAAATCTATTTATAACAAGGAAACTTTAACAGGTCAACTAATCCAGTTTTTAAATCGAATAATAAATGATTCGTTCACACCCATGCCTTTGCGGACATCGTGATACAACTCGTCTTTATGTGCTTTGCTCATACCAGATGGAGCCATCTTATGGAATGATTCTTTATCTCCAGCGGTGACGTGCTTACGCATAGCAGTACCAGAAGCAGATTCAATTCCACCTCCACCTTCTTTGCGTTCTCCACCTACCGACTTTACTTTGATGCTCTTGAAGTTGTAGTGACCGTGACGACCTTCTTGTCCATTATAACGATGCAAAAGATCGTGGAATTCTTTGACACGATCTGATCCGACATGCATGGTGACGTGAGTATAACCAGCTTTGTGTAGCTTTGACATTTGATGAAGAAGCGTAGGATGCTCGCTTGTCATCGCTTCGACGTGCGCGCCCTTGACAGCACGCTTCAGATGCTTGACTTTTTGCTCTGGAGTCAATGGATTCTTTTTAGCGTCATGAGATCCGGTCGTCAAGATCTTATGATCAGCACCTTCTTTCTTTGCGGCATTCATTACATTCTGCACGACCATCGCGTGACCAGCATGGACAGGATTAAATCTTCCTTGTGTAATATGAATGGACTTCATGCTGGTTTACCTCTATTAAAATTGGCTGCCGAGAACTCAGCACGATCAACAAACTTAGTAGGACGATTATGTCTGACTACCACAAAACCTTCAGGCTTTGCTTTTTTTCCATTAATACTATGATCAAATTCTGAATTGCTAGAAAGCGTATTCGTTAATACATTCTTGGCTTTCTGCAGTGCCTTGTGTTGATTTAACACATTTTCAAAGTGCCTACGATTACGTTGAACGTGACCAATTGCAGTTTCCATCTCAGCAGTCTTCGCGGCTTTTGATTTGTCAGTTTTTACACTATCAACTTTCTTCTGATGCGACTTCATATAGTGATTCATGAAACCTTCGACACTTGGTTTCGTACCGGTGCGAACAGTGTGATTAATGTAAGTCTTAAGCGGAACCTCATGGCCTTTGATAGCTTCATATGTTTCAGGCTTTGTTTTCTTATTGGCCCCAGCCGCGGCTGCCATCGCCTTTGCAAATCTCTCTCGTTGTCGAGGAGTATACTCAATATTATCGAGGCGATGCGCAGTAGAAATCAAATGTACATCTCTATGCAATCCAAACTCGCTCAAATCAGCGCCGTGTTCGGCTTGCATATCTTCGAGATTATTACCATTATACTTCGTATGAACGGCAATGCCTATCTTTGCGTTTAAGGCAGCTTGGCCTTGCGCTGAAGCTCTCGCAGCAGAATACGTAATCGTATTTGGAGTAAAGTGCACACGCTCATCAGATTCATGCACATCATTAGGCGTATGCATAATATCGCCTTGGAAAACACCTTTCTTCGGTGTGACTTTCGGAAGATGTTGTAAAGCTGCTTTGAGTTTTTCCACCAAACCTGGAGCATGACCGTGATTTTTTTGAATATCTTCTTCGGTATAGTTAATCTTTGGATTCTTATTGAATGCAGACTTTGATGCTACGAAAAATCGACCAGTTTCAGGATGACGACCGAATACCACAGAAGGAGAACCATCATACTTCATGGTTACCTTGGTATCGTTCTTCTTACCTGTGAGCTTGTCATGTACATCTTTCAGATTGTGATAGGCATGAGAAAAGCCTTCGTGGCCAGCATTGATCACGTGATCTTCGGCATGCTCAAGATGCTTCAGTTTGCTTTCGTCAAGCTCTTCTGCAAGGAAATTTCTAAAACTTGTCATCGTACTGTTTTTACCGATCCATCAGGATTTACAAAGAAGGCTTCGAACGTAATATCAGGAAATTCTTTCTTCAACGAAAGAAATGCCTGAAGATTGCTAGGAGCATCATCAAACAACCGAAGCTTTACGTAGTTCTTAGTATTTATATATTTGCGAAAGATGATTTTCTTGGCTTCTGCTGATGAATCGATCTTCAGGTTACCAGCACGTTCGACATGGATATTATCGATAGGTAGACCATGATCTCGAAACGTCTGAAGGAAGATATCCTTGTTATCGAAGTCAGCTCGCGCCGTACAAATAATCACTCGACTGTGAGGATTCTTACGTGAGTTAGCGAAGATCGCTTTCGTTTTTGCAACCATTCGAGTGATTGGCTTCGATGAGTTGCGGAACACTTCAGCATTAGCAAACTCTCCGAAGTCGTAGGTTTCACCCTTCTTACGTTTGTAAGTGTTGAACTCTTGGTTGTCGAGCATTCGAACAACCTTGCCGTCTTTGACAACGGCAACCTTTGCATATGTATGGAACAGCGTCTCATCGATATCGAATATCGTGAGTGTACCTGATCCAACAAACTCTTTAAATCGTTTCTTTATCATAGTTTACTCTACAATAGTTTCGATAAAATGTACATGCTTATTTTAAATTCTTTCCAACAAAATGCGTAAATACTTTGGTCCTACATCAGCCGCGGTCGTACCTCTAAACTGAAAGTTGACTTTATGTTTAACTCCATTGATGGTAGCAGTCGTTTTAATGTTCGCGTATTTTCTTTTTCCAGCTTCTGGATAAACGTACGAACTTTCTGTTAGTGCGCCGATTGATACTGTAGATTCTGATCCGACTTTACTGACCTTCACGTCGTTTTCGCGCTTCTTATGGATTACAACGACGTTATGACCGTATGCTTGTGCCAGCAAATTTTCTAGATTCTGTTTAGCTTTTGGATAGTTTGGCGCACCAGTAATACACGCAAACTCTTCACCGAATCCTCCCATCATCTGTCCATTAAATCCAAAGTATTTGCAAATTCCGATCTGTGTATCTTTATTTGAGAAATATGATCCAATCGATGCCGATAAGATATAATAACTCGTTGACATTTTCAATGACAAATATGTTTTATTGTTTTTGGAATCTGCAATAGTAATGTCAGTTAATGTTTCTCCTGAAGAATTACTAATAGTGATTTTATTGGATGAGTACAAAAGAGATCTTTTTTGATTCTTAGATCCTTCGTGAAGTACAGACATCTTAGATTTTTGATTAATGCCGATTTTAGTTTCTAAAGCTTTAATTACATCTTTATGTTTTATATCTTTTATATCACCGCCTGAGAAATAGTTTGTCAAGTCAATATCCAATTCTTTCTCAAATGATAAACCGCCGGCACCTTTCTGTATAATGGGCTTAAAGATTATGTCACCTATACCCGTGACACTTAATACGTCGATACTAGATGATTTTGATTTCTTAAAGATACTTTCAAAAACCACCTTCTTCGATTTCAAATGTTTTTCAAGGGAAGTTTTTGTGGCTTCACGATCTTTAGATTTAACAATAATATCTTTTGATTTTTGCGTGATTGTGGCGCTGGGCAATCCGGCTTTTACTATTTGTAGTAATTGCATTATTAAATTCCATAATAGCTTTTTCTATATTTATAAGCAAAAGAAAACCGGCCCAAGTATTGCTACCGGGCCGGTTTATGTAAATAATTGATAATATTATTAATTCGCCTCGTCGCGCATCTCTTTGGCTACTTCTTTATGCTCACGTGAGGCGCTTTCTACGCTCGCCTTTGGGCCGGAATATGTAACATGCGTTACATATCCACCTGTTAACGTTGGCTTGCCATTCTTATCTTTTCTATGAACGTGAACAACCGCGCCATGTCTTTTCATAATATCTTTTGCAAATTCATGATCATCTACATCATGATCCACCGCGCCATGATCCTTATGATTGGTAAATGTTTTACTAACATGATCGTGCGCTTCTGCAAGGCCTGCATTCACCATTGATTTTTGTTGTTCTGAAATAAACTTTACGTACTTGTCGACTGACATAATAGAATCCTTTATTGGACGATAATTAAGCTACAAGTTTATTTATACA